ATTCTTGTAAGCTAACCATAACTTATCTATACCTTAAAAGAAAATACCGGCATTGCCGGTATTTTCTTTGCGCTCAATTTCTTATGCTGCCGATAATGCAGAACCTGTGTTTCTAATCCTAATGGGGATGTAAATAAATTCAATTGCCTTAACTGGCTGAATCGCAATATCAATCCATAGTTCGTTTCGGTCAATACGTGCAGGTGTATTATTTGATAGATCACACACTACCAGGAAGTCAAATAGCGCACGAAGTGTAATTAGCTCAGACATGAATCTATCAAACGCATCCTTAACTGCCTTACGAGTTGTTGTATCGTTAGGTTCGAACAAGAATGGTTGTGCAAGATTGTTGAGTTGGTAGCGCAAGTAGTTTTCTAAACGAACTACGTTGATACGATCAGTAGCGCTAGCAAACGGTTGGCGAGTTTTCTGACCAAACACAACAATTCCACCCTGTGGCATTACCCTGATTGGGTTAATACCATTTTGATACAAAATATCTCGTTGACCTTCGTTAAGTCTTACTGTTTCAAATAATCCTTCTTCGCTGACATAACCAACTGCTGCGGCATTGTTAACAATACCGCGCTGAAGACCTGCCGGAGCAAACCACGGATATGCAACCTGGTCGTTGTATGCAATAGTTCGTAGTGCCATATGTGATGGTGGTACAACTACATCCGTGCCGTCGACGTTAGTTGCTAAACCACTTGGGTACCACACTGAGAAATACTTGCTTGCAGATACTAGGCCGTCGGGCCCGTTACCTAGTGCAAGTGAAGAATTTGTTGCCCAATTCTGTAGTGCAGTCCCGGTGGCGTTTAATGTAAACGGTGTATCGCCGACAATAAATGCTGTTTCTTTTCTATCTTCGTTCAGAACCAACATCTCATCAATTGCTTCAACATATCCCGGGGCGGCAATCAAGTTAAAGAATAAATCCTCGGATCTAATATTCTCATTTGAGATAATTTCTGATTGAATTGCGCGAACAATAACAATGTTTTGTGCGGCTGCACCCATATAAGGTACCCCTGCAGCATTGTTACCTGATGTGTTCATCCAACGACCTAGGGAACCGTTGTTTGTGTTATCCGGACTTGCCTGCACTCCGTTCGCTACATACGGGTTCTGCCATTCCTTTACTACGTTTGTGGAATAACGTGTATTCCACAACATAAAGCCTGTCGGGTATAGATCAGCATCTGGTGCTCCCGGATCTAAGTCTGGGTTACCAGGGCCGCCGTTATTTTCGCCAGTTCCTCCCTGTGTATACAGTGGATTAGCCCGTGCGTCTGTAAAAATTATACCGTGGTTAGATGTTTGGTCTGTATTGTCAACTAAAGCCCAAGTTGCACCATTCCAGTATCTAATAGACGGATACGGTGAAACATCGGTGTCAATCCATACGTCGTTTGCAACTAGTGTAGGTGCGGGAATGTTATCCTGCGGATTACCTGACTGGGCATAAACTGTTATGTCAGCCGGGGTCGGAGGTAGATCAACAAACGTAAACCCTGGAAGGTTAGCATTCTGCCATGATCCGGCGCCGTCTGCTACAAGAATATCGACAGTAACTTGTCCGTTGCTATCTGTGCCTAACTCTGCATTAAACCAAAGTTGGCCGTTTTCTGGTCCTTGTGTCGGAACTGATGCCGAGCCAATGATATCGGCTAATGGTGCCCACGGTCCAGTAGGTGCTGAAAAGAATCTAAATTCCAGCGAATCTGCAGTTCCTACAGGAGAAGGACGAATGTAAGTTTGGCCTTGAGATCCTGTTGGTCCTGTACCGTAATAAATATCGGCCGCTGCATCGCTAGATAAAATAGGTGCTTCTACTTGCAAGAATTGTGCAAGTGTTGCATTCATTCTGCGTAGAATAATATTTGCACCCTGTGCTGCTGAACCTGTCTTGACCCAGTATTGTTGAGTTGTTGCTACGTTTGTGAGATCTGGCCATACCGACTGAATTACAATACTTTGCAACCCTGTGCTTCCGGTTAGCTGAGTCCATACAGTAGCAACATTTTTCCAGTACGATATGTTACCGGCTGCTGAATCAAAATAAACTGCAATATCGCCAGCCACTCCGCCTGTCGGTGCTACGTTGTTAAAAACGTAATCTGGTTTTACCGACACCCAGATTTCATTAGGAAATGTGCCTTGTCGCACAAACAATCCATAAGCAGAACCAGATGAGGATTCGTCAAACCATAGTGTGCCGGAGGCCGCAGGACTTGTTGGCTCAATTGGTGTAGCTTCTAATTGTGCAGTATCGACATCTGCTCTTACGACTCGTGCAAGATTAGAAATACCTAAATACGAATATCCGGCCAATAAACCATATTCGTTTAGTGGGTAGCCGTTGATTGATGTTCCGCTTACTTCGTAGAAAATTGGGTCGCCAAATGTTTGAACTAGGTCGCGCTGCGATGTAATCGAATATACTCGACCAGCGTTTGCCTTTGTTGTGCCAGGTGCTACCGAAAGACCGTCTGGTGTAGACTTGTTTTCCTTAGTGGCAATGAAAATAAGCGGAATAGTCCCTGGTCCGGCGCCGACATTGATAGACTCATCAATGACTGAAATACTTACGCCCGGTGATACTAGTGTTGCCATGTAATTTAACTCCTTGTGAAGAATTTTTGCTTCTTGTTACGAGTATTTATCAATGATGGCATTAAAACATAGCAAAACAACCCAGGTCTCAAAATGTATCTAACCGTTATCCAACAATAGTTTTTATGACTCTGCTGGTATGCAATCTAAGCGATTCGAGAGTAGAATTATTATCTATCTCGTGGTCCACTTTGGCGCCGACCCAGGCCCACTCGCTAAAATGTGCCGATGAGTATGTTTTTGTCATTGCTTCTTTAGCTAAGGAATTGCCCTTATTTGCTAACAATGCAGTGTCGTGCCATACAGGTGCAGGGCCGCGATTAATCTTGACTAGTGCACCATCTTGTTCCTGTATAAATTTAACTTCATTTGGGAATCTTACATCACTAATAACCACATGTTGATTAGGGTTTTTCCTGATTCTATTCTTTAGTGTTAAGAACCATATATCTTCGTGGAAATGATTGCGTAGTGCATCTGTACCAATGACTTGCAGGGCAAGGCGTGGACTAAAGTCGGGTATACTTAATTCGTTTGACCACCAAGGGTCTACAATTTCTCTCCATTCCCTTGACTCTTTGGTATCACCTTCGAGCATTTCTCTCGGCCAATCAAAAATTGCCGAGCATGCATCTTTTAAACCATTTGCAAAACTGTCCTGTCTGAAACTATAGTTCTCAACCAGATGTGTTGCAACTGTTCCTTTTCCGCTATTAATGAAGCCTAAAAGACCTACGATCATAAAAATACCCCTCTGCTAGTTTGTATAGTTATGTCTATGTGCGAGACAGAGGGGAGTTTTTTGTTATTGGGCTGCTGTCTGCCCGATATTACCAGAGCCTGATATTATGCATGCGGCTGTCGAGTATCGGGTGCTCTCGCATCCTTAGATCTTACATTTCTGATTTCTATTGACATTTTTATCCTTATTTATTCAGATATTGCAAGAGTGTGAAAATTACCACCACTGACAGATTGCCAATTGGTACCTGATACCTGCACCGGTGAAAGGCGCTAAGTAGTATCGCCTAGGCCAAGTTGACCACTGGTATTAAGCCCCCAGGCCCACAGGGCCGATGCTATTGCTGACTCGACTGACAAGATTAACCCTGAAAACCTGCTATTACTAATGAAGATTGACATATTTTTATCCTACGACAAATGCATATCCGTCGCCACTTGTGACCAGGTTAAGCAACTGTTTTTCTAATTTTTCAATTTCTGCCGATGCCTCTTGCTTTAGCGCATCGCCGTTTAACATTACTGCCCCGTTTGGTCCCGGAAAACCACTTGGAAACTTGCCTCTGGCTTCACCCAAAATATACTTGGCCTGTGCTGTTGAATATGATCGCAGCCACGGCCCGGTATAGGGGTCATTAATGATATCATCTTCGGATTTCTTAACGTAGACTCGTACAACAACTTCTTCGTCGGCACGCGGCCTGCGAATGATTGTAAGTTTTTTATTGTTTGTATCCCACGTAAAATTGTACTGACTTGCAAAGAGTCTTTCCGCGGTCTCTAAATGCTGATTATAAAAATCCCATGTTGCCAGACCGCCGGTCCTGTTTGGCTGCAACATGAAAATGTTATATACAGCGGCGTCAACTGGATCAAAATTGACACCACCACCGCTGCCAAATCCACCAATTCCACGCCGGTACAAACGTCTTACTTCTTGCACTTCCTCTGGAAGCGTATATTCTGTGATGCCTGCTGTAATGTGCAGGAAAATGTCCTTCTCTAAATTGGCACCATCGGATTGTTGGCGTAATTTTTGAACCCCGATGGTAATTGCAAGATTCAAGTGCTCGATATCTAATTCGACATCAACCATTTGCGCACCGAGGCCGAGCTCAATTTGCTTCATTAAAATAACTCTAGGCGTAATCTGTGCGGACATATTATAATTTCCCGTAATCTTTAAATA